AAATATTAAGAAGCAATCTCCTCTTTGTTCAACTTTGTTGATTGCGTGAGTGATAACAGCAGATGCTGCATCGTTTACAATTCCTGGCATTGTTAACAAGTTGATATCAAATTCGTCTGCATTGCTTAATGCATTGATTGCTTTTTTATATGCTACTGTTCCGTTGGAAGTAGAGTCTGTAAAGTCTAATCCAAATGAGTTTGTAGATCCTAAATTTTTACCTACTAAAGAAACTTGTGCTGGATGTTTTCCATCTTGACCACCTTGGAATGGTACCATAAATCTTCTTTGAAGAACGTGAGTTTCATCACCCATTGATACCATTTTAGTGTGATCTACTGAATTACCAGTCAATACATCTGAAGCTGAAACGTGACCAACCATATTTGATAGATTGAAGTCTGTATTTGCTCCAACACCTTGATCTGTAGAAGGTACTGGTGTTAAGTAGTTTACGTTATCAGTTGTTTCAAAGTCAAAGCTGAATCCGTAGAATACACCTGGCTCATACACATTAGTAGTTTCTTCTTGTTTTGTTACAAATGAAGCTGAAGGCATGAATAAATTACCAGTTGTTGGTATAGCTTGATTCACCGCTTTGAATCCAAACGGTGCATCCGTTACTGGAATACCTTGTGTTTTAACTGCATCAGTTAGTTCTACTCTTATGTATCTTGATTGATTTGGATATGTTCCTACACCAATTACTTTACCTTCTGAGTTTATTCTATAATATCTATCACCAATTCTTCTTGCAATGTAATTTACATCTCTTGGATCCAGAGTTAATCCAGTAAATTCTTCAATCACGTTTGCTGAATTATCATCAGACGCATCATATGTGTATGGTGTATCAAATGGTAGACCAGTTTGCTTGATTGTTCTTACTTGGACGTCAAATGTTGCATACTTTGTATCAGTTCCACCATTAGCGGCTTTCATATTAAGTATTGCAATCTTTAATTCGTAGTTAGTAGTTTCACCATCACCTAAGTGGCAGAATCTAAATAGATTGTTTGCTGCTGAACCAGTGTGTTGATTTGTGATGTAAGGAGTTTTTGCTCCTTTGAATCCATCTGCATATACGTGGTTAGTACCAGTATGTAAAGTAAATGAAGATCCAGTTACATCGTTTTCTAGTGAAAACTGCTTGCTGTAATATTTTAAGTATGCTTCTTTGGTTGAGTTAGGACTTGTTCCTAATACTGTATCGATAGAGTTGTTGTTTGAAGATACTAATGATGCTGATATACCAAAAACATGTCCAGCTGTATCAGCTGTTCCGTCACCTGATCCTGAAACTTTTGCTGCAACTGCGTTACCTGCAGTTTTCTTACCTGATCCAGATAAATGTAATACAAATGTTTCAGCTGATGCTGATGGAGCTGTGAATGGTAATGTAGGAATAGTTATTCCATCTGTAGCTGGTTGTAGATACGATCCAGATAAATCAAGCTCTTGTGATGCAATTTCATGTTCGGTTGGATATAAAACTGCAACAACACTTTGTGTTACGCCATTAGATGCAAGGTGTCCTTGACTATTTACAATAGTTTGTGCACCAACTGGTAATTTATAATTACTTGCTAGTACTAATGGACTTGTTACAGTTACGTCTGCAGAGCTTAATACTCTTACAACTGTCATTACAGTTCCACCTTGTTCAAAATATTCTCTTACTGTATGTGGAACGTAAGTTGTTGGAAACTGCTCTAGTCCTCCAAATCTTGCTTCAAATTCAGTATATGATGTTACTTGTGTAGGCCAGAATGCTGGGCCTTTTTGGGTAGTACCAATTACTGCTGCACCTATTTCTGCAACACCTTGTGGTATAAACGAAAGGTCCTTTTCACGTGTGAATACACCAGGACTTACAATTCTTTCAGCCATGTTTTTTACTCCTCTAGTTATCGATAATTATATGAGTTGTCAACCACATATAAATATGCAGAAGTAAATCAAAACATATTATTTTGCTGCTTGTGCTGGAGTAAATACACCCGTTTCTAGGTTTACGTTACCTGCTCCATACTTTGCATTAAGATCCGAAACAAATTGTTTTTCTTCAGCTTGAACATTTACATATTCTTCTGTTAACTTATTTTTGTTATCTTCCAATCGTTCCATTGCTTGATCTAATAATACTCGATCCACTTCTAACTGACCCATCTTAGCTGTGATGGTTTGATACTTTGTTTGTAAATCTTTAATTTTTCCTAATTCTTCTGAATTAAATTTTTTCTCTTCTGCCATATTATAACTCCCTAATTATAGTTTTATATGTATATACATATATAATAATACTCCCAAACACTATTCTAAACTAGTATTTGTTGGAGGACTTTCCTCTGTTTCTATCAATTGACCGTTTTGGACTACAGCTGATCTTGTATTGAATACAACTTGTGTTGGTCCAAACGTTTTAACGTTTTGATTTGCTAGTTCAGCATTCATTGCATCTGTAATTATATATCCTTCCATACTAATTGTAAATGATGATCGTACTAAACGATCTGCTGAATCTTCTAGTTCAGTTTCAGATGAAAATTCATCTACAAGCGCTCTAAACTTAAATTTGTTTGGATCGCCCCAGTAAGCATTTTCTGCATAGTTTACAGCTTCTACAATCTTATTCATTTGTTCTACATATTCTGTCCATATTATGCAGTCATAACTGATTGTAACAAAATCTGGAATTACTACATTATAATTTTCAGTGCTTGGATTGATATCATTCAATACTGAAAAATTATCATATCTGTTTCTTGAATTGTATTGTTTTTGAAATGTATAATGAAAGTTTGGATTATTTGCATCTAATTTGTTAGCCAATGTTCTATTTTTTGCTACAGATGTTCTTCTGTAAACAATAACTGGTATTTGCAACTTACCTTGCTTGTCTCTTAGAAATCCATTTTGTTGTATTGAGTTCCATCTTTCTGGAGATCCGTATATCATTGGAACTTTTACAAACTCATCTCCATCATCTACAGTTGGTCTTATTACGTTATCAAAATAATATTGAATACACTCATCTATATCATATAATCCAAGATAAAAGTTTTTAACCGTATCATCTCTTTTTACTTGATCTCCACGATTTGTTGCAATATTAGATTGAGGTGCTGCAGAAGTAGGATTGGGTGCAACTGTTCCTTGTACTTTTGCTCCCAATGCAGTTCTATCTATTTGAGATTTCTGCTTTTCCATTATATACCTCTAATTCCTGGACCTTTTGATCTTCTTTCAAATCCATTTCTTATTTGTTCTATTTTTAATTTACTTCTTCTAGATTGATGTGTATTTACAATAATTGATAAGCTAGATCCAAACACTTCTTGATATCCACCAATCTGAAATGGTGTACCGTATGATGGATCACCGACAGCCGCATCACCTAGATTTCTATCTTCTTTTGTAGTAGTTGTTTTTTCATTTTTACCAAACAAGTATTGGTTTTCAATTACACTATCTATTTCCCAATATTTTTCATCCCATGCAATAACATCACCAACTTCTAATACTACATCTGCTACTACTTCCAGTTCATGTTTTAAGAATGCATAAGTTGCAGTTTGCGTTACATCTGGTCCAAACTGATCTGATCCCCATGTTTGATCGTCTCTGGTAATCAAACTTGCTACACGAACTCCTGGTTTGTATATTTTGTTAAGTGCTTCACCGTACAAGTTAGATTTAGTATCATACAAAGAAAGTTTGTATATATCAATAGTTGTATCTACAATATTATTTAACAGCTCACGATTGACTGTTTTCATTAAAGCTATATCTCTATCTCCTCCAAACAGTGCCATAAGTTATCCCATATAAATATGTAAAGGTACGCGATTGATAAGTTCTTGTTGGAATTCTGAAATTTCTTTTTCTCTTTCCATAAGATTTCTTTTCGATGCTAATTCTAAATCTTCTCTTAATTGTGTTATCAATTCAGTTTTTTCAGTTGCTGCTTCAGATCTTAGTGTATCTCCATCTAATGTAGTTTCAGCTCCTGGAATAGGAATAGATCCATATTTACTTCTAATTGTTCCCAACAACTCTTTAGATAATGCTAATGTATATTTTCGTATCCATTGTTTACCTGCATCGTTTATAGAGCTGTAAGTTAGAATGTTGTATGGTATATCACTAAAATCACTTATTTTATCTGTACTAGATAACGTTGGTACTCTATCAGCAGTTTTAAGATAATGAAATATAATAGTTCCACTTTCAGTAGGTGATGGAAATATTCGTATTTTATTATTTACTAATTCAAACGAATATGAAGATTTTCTTATTAAGTCGTTAAATTCAATAGCTTGTATTCTTAGTAAATCAGCATTCATTGGCATCATTAAAAAATTTACACCAGGTGAATACGATCCAAACCCAAATTGATCTAGTAATTGCTGTGACCCTTGTCCCGTACCAACATATGGATCAAAGAATCTTGATATTGCTGGACTTTGATGATAAAACACTCTTTTGACTTCTATGTTATCTGTTCCTGGAGTTCCACTTTCATAAGTTGTAATATTTGAATCTTCTAAATCGTAATATTGACTACCACTTGAGATTGATATAGATCCACTGAAATAATCAACATTACCACCGACTCCTGCTTCAACTCCATATTGTTCAGATAAGTTTATAGTTGAATTGAATGAAGGTGTTACATTTTTTCCAGTTAATTCAGTAGAAGTTTCTGTTCCTCTTACTTGCAGTAAATTATCTTTTATGTTCATGAAATTTATTTGTGCACCGTATTCAGATACAGCTTCTTCAAAACATGAAAAGAAACCTTCTTGGTTTAATTCAACGTCGACTATAGGATATCCCATTCTCTTTGCACACCATTTTGCTGTTTTTGGTGCTTCAAGTTGGAATTCACTATCTGCGTCGTATAATCCAAACGGAGTACTACTTCCAGATGTAAATGTCGCTGTTCCGTCCCATATTCTAGTAGTTGCCATGTATTTCCCTCAAAGTCTAGTTTGTGTATATATAAATATCTACGATATTCCCTTTTCAGTATATTTTGGAATCAAATTATCAAGAATTGGATGTCTGTGGTTTGATTCTAACTTTATAGTATGCAATCCTTCTACATCTTTAATTTTTGATAAGAAAGCTAAACCACTATCCATTTGTTTACGTAAATCTATCTGATCACTATCACCACAAAACATCATTCTACTTCCCTGACCAATTCTTTGTAAAATCATAAATGTTTGTTGGTTATCTAGATTTTGACACTCATCAACTATTACACAAGAATTCAAAAATGTTCTTCCTCTCATATAAGATATTGGTACAATCTCAATTTGATTGTCGTGAATCATTTTATCAACTCTTTCTTTCCTAAGCAATTGATACATATTGCCATATATCGGTGCTACCCACGGATCCATTTTTTCTTTTACATTACCTGGTAGAAATCCTATATCTTCTTTTGATACTGTAGGTCTTGTGATTATTATTTTAGTGATTGCTTTTTCTAATAACTGATGCAGTGCTATTTGACATGCTAATAAAGTTTTTCCGGATCCTGCTTTTCCGATGATTGTTGAAATTGTGTTGTGGTAAATCTCCGCTTTTGCTTTTTTCTGTTCTTCGTTAAGTGAAATTAGGAATCTGTAACCTTTCTTGTTGTTTTTGGGGCGATCGTTCGCGAACATGTATCTTGACATATGGCTCCTCCTCTATTGTAAGTTGTGGATATCTCGTATCCGTTTACAATAAATATTGATATATACGTACATATATAAGAAAAAAAGCTGATTACTCAGCTTTTTCTAGTTTTAATCCTAACTCAACAGACCAGAGTTTTCTAGTCTGACCTGGCCAGCCATCATCGTCTTCATACAAAAACGTTTCTGCATAAAAGCCAACATCAGTAAGTTTATCTACGATTGTTTCAGCAGCTTGTTGGCTGTAAACTTTTAAGTAAGGTTCTTTCCATCGATATCCTAAATGATCTGAACAACTTGTGTACTTGATACTGTATTCAGGAGTTTTGAATCCTTCACCAAGTTCATCATCTAAGGTACTTTCAATTGATTGAATATACTCTTTTGGAGTTACCCACTCGTCTAATTCTTCGATCCATATTTGACCGTCTACTACTTCTGGTTTTAACATAATTGTAATTTTTTTAAGTTTAATTTATTAAATGCTTTTTTGAAATATTCTAATGGAGTTCTATGTCCATAATCTCCCCAATATGTATTGTTTGGATTGAAATCTAAATGATCGTTATCATGCATCCATTGAACAGTTTTTTCTGGATCTATAACGTCATCGTTTTTACCTAGAGCCATATAAACTTTGCTTCCAAATTGTTCTCTCACTGGTTCCATTTCCGGTTCCATAGTTCTACTATGAACAGCAGGATTCAATAACAGAACTGGAATACCAAAATCTTTTCCAAGATTCCAAGCAAACCAACCACCCATTGAAGATCCAATAATTAACTCAGGTTTGTTCTTTAAGAAGTCTTCTGTTACTCTTTCATAACAATTATCCCACGCATAAAACAATTGTGGATTGTAGACTTCATGTCCTTGGCTTTTCAACCACTTTACTCTTTCGCAACCTGCCTTGCTTTCTAGTCCGTGTAAAAATGCTATTTTCATATTTTTATCCTTACTTATTTATCTATGATAAATATCCGCAAAATATTTCAATTATGCAACAGTTTACCAGTTTTTTTTCAAAAAAAAGACCCACCGAAGTGGGTCCTTTTAATCAATCATTCTTATGATGAACTATTAGATAGTATCTAATCCTTTAACTTGGATAACACCGTAGAATTCTGGTCTAACCATCTTCTTCGCGTATCTAGTCATCACACCTTTTCTTGGAGTGAAGTTCTTAGGATCGTACACTAGAGGAGTCATAATAAGTGGAACATATGGAGCATATACAGCACCAGTTTCCAAGAATTGTCCGCCTCTGAAGCCCATTAAGATTTGGTTTTCAAGCATGTAAGGGTTCTTGTATACTTGGTATCTTGAGTTAAGAGCACCAACTTTTTGAACACCCATTGCAAAGTCCGCTTTGTTTCCATCTGTGTCAGCAGCATATCCTGGAATTGATTCTAGAATAGTTGCAACTTTTGGAGAACATACTAGGAAGTTTGCACCACCTCTCATTGTCTTCTGGTGAATTTGGTTAGAAACTTTTTGTATTTTCGTACCTAAAGTTTGGAACCAAGTACCTTGGTTGTATGCTAATGCAGCACCAGATGCAGCAGTTACCGCAGTAAATGCAGATGTACCAGCATCATAGTTTTCACCAATTGTAGCTGACCAGAAGTCTTTAGTCAATGCATTTCTGAATAACATGTCTAAGATCTCTAAGTCAATTTCCATAGAAACATACTCAGATAACATAGAAGTTAATTCAGCTTCAGCATCGATTGAGTGGTAAGCATTCAAGTCTTGTGCGAACTCAGGAGTCCATACAGCTTTCAGCTTTCTAGTCTTAGCAACGATAGCCTCACTTCTTAATTGAACATCAATTTCTGGAATACCTAAGTCAACTTCTGGGTTGCCTCTTGTATCAGCAGCAGAAGATTCAAAGTCACCTCTGTCTTCAGCTGTTGGAGCTTTGTGATATTCAACGTGGAATTTATCAGTAGCAGTTAAAGCACCTGAGATTACTAATTGTACGTGAGTAGTACCAGCAGCACCACTTGCGTTAGTTAATTTAGTAAACTGTGGGAAGTATCCTTTGATTACATCAGTACCATCTTCAGATCCTGAAGGAGCAAATGCTCTTATACCTTCTGTATCAAAATCAGCAGTTGTACCATCACCTA